ATCAAACAGAAGCCATATGTCTAAAAGCTGTCGAAAATGACGGCAATGCTCTGCAATACGTCAATAATCAAACAGAAGCCATATGTCTAAAAGCTGTCGAAAATGACGGCAATGCTCTGCAATACGTCAATAATCAAACAGAAGCCATATGTCTAAAAGCTGTCGAAAATGACGGCAATGCTCTGCAATACGTAAAGAGCGCCACATTCGACGCAGCAAAGATCATCCTTGTTGAAGGCGTTAAATACACAATTAATAAAATGTAAGCATATAGCATGAAATCAAACGGGCGAACATGTAAAGAATGCCATTGGCCACTAACCGGCAATAAAAAGCATTTTTGCAATGTAATGTGCAAAACGGATCACGAAAAACGAGCACGAAAAGCGAAATCGTTTATTCCAGATCCAGATGTTCAGATGAAAAACAGGTTTTTATTGGGGGTGTAAAAATGAAGACATCAGAAATCAAAACCGGGAAAACCTACGTAAATAAGGGCGCAGGAAAAACGCGCAGAACAGTTATTGAAATAGGCAATGAGCACAGGCCGGAGACGTTTAACAGCATTAACGATGCGCCTAATGAGCCTGGGGTGCTATATGAGCAGAGCGGTAAGCATCGAACACTTTATTTGAGCAGTTTTGCGCAATGGTGCGGGAAAGAGTCATAACCACCGCAATATACGGCTTGTCCCGTGGAATGCTTTGTTATGTGGGTAATTTATTTTACACAGAGGATAAGAAATATTATGAAAACGTATTATTGGTTGATGATTAGAAAAAATGGCTCTCATGTCGAGGGTAAATTTAGTTTGGTTCGTAGAGTTTTTGGGCGTGTGTTTTTAGGCGAAACCTACCAGGTTATAGGAGATTGGAAAAATGTATAGTTGCTATAGATTGGTTTTAGTTGCTGAAGATGGCGAGTACGTTATTTCAGAATGGCAAACAGAAGAAAGAGCGTTCAAAGAATTTGACAGAATTAAAGGAAATTACGGCGAAGGGCAAAGGTTAACTATTCGCCAGGTTGCGAGGACGTTTTAACACATAACCGCTGCAATATGCGGCGTGAGGGACGAACGTCCTTTGCATGATTGCTTTGTTATGTTGGGTATTGGAGGTATTAAAAATGGTAGACGAAATTGAATTTATGCACATGGAAGAAGACAGAAATAGAGATCACAACACACCAGTCATAATCAAGTTTTTTGAGTTGTCTGGGAAGTGGTCTATTTGTCACCAAAAGAGCGGTCAAAACGCATTTAGAAAAGAAGTAAATATGTTTGATACAAAACAAGATGCGATTGAATTTGCAGAAGATAACGATTGTGTCGTTTTCGACACATAACCTTTCTATTTTGCGGCTCGCGTTCCTTTGCGAGTCCGAAAGAATGGGTTGTTATACGATTTATTTGGAGGATTTATGGGAACAGATATCCATGTTTTTGCTGATAATGTAAGACTAAGAGAAGAAAACGAAAAGCTAAGAAAAGGAATAAAGGCTGTGCGTGACCTGATCGATGAAAGTTACGGCATAGAAGGTTTACATCAAAGCGGTGAGGTTTGTCCTTGGCATGACTTAGAGCAAGGTGGCACATTTGAGGAATGGCTTTTAGAGTTTAACGAAGCTGAATGCGTATAACCCCAAGCTTTGCGGCTGGCGATAGACAGTCCGATTAATGCGCCTTGTTAGGCGATAGGATTGAACATGCAACAGAAATATAGGCGATGGATAGATGAGCACTACAGCACTGTTAAAAGCTGTAAAAATAGATGTAATGAAGCTGTTAGAGCTATGATTGCAAAGTTTCCAGAGCTGCGGGTTCGAGTGGGTATAGCCAATGGTGTAATGCACTGCTGGACGATAGACGAAGATCATAGAATTGTTGACCCAACAGCTAAGCAATTTGAATGCTTCACTGGTAAACGATACGCACGACAATCAACTATTAGATACACAGTTATTGCAGATAGATTTTTGCAAAAACACGAATATGAACCGGCAACTGGCGCTATATTTTTGGACGCCTAACCACAAGCTAAAGGGCGCGATAGCGTCCGTTTGAGCGCCTTGTTATGTGATTATTTTGAGGAATTTAAATTGAAAGAGTTAGAAGGAAAATATGTTTATCTTAGGCCAACCGCAAATCACGCAAGGAAAGGTAAAAAGGTTAAAAAGGCTTTGATAATAAAAGTTGCTAAGGTTTTTGTGACCCTTACAATTGAGGGTCTGAATTTGGCGCAAAAGTATCGTTTTGACGGTAATAGATTAAGCAATGAGCATAATGCTGGATATGTTGTCTATGCAAACCAACAAGATCTTGATGAATATTATGAAGCAAACGAGCTAGCAGATAGGATTAACAGAAAATACCGCTACCAGCGCGATTTTGCGCAAGTAGAAATAAACAAGCTTAGGCAAGTAGCTGAGATATTAGACATATAATCTTGCGATAAACGGCAAATTTACGAGTCAGATTTAATAGCATTGTTATACGTAAATTTGATAGGTGATTATATTATGACGACATTGTTAAAAATTCTATTTTTTATAGCTGTATGGATTGCGGTTACCGCATTGTTTATGGGGCCGATGAACTCAGACGCATCACTTTTATTTGATGTGTTATGTGCAGCAGGATGGGCGCTTTTGACTCAGATTTTTGAAAAAACAAGGTTTGTAAGCGTATAACCTTTCTATTTTGCGGCTCGCGTTCCTTTACGAGTCCGAGCGTAGCGGCAAGAATGCTTTGTTATACCGGAGGATTGGAAATTGAACAGACTTGAACACCTACTAACTATTTTTAGTGAAGAATGCTCAGAGATACAGCAGGCCGTTTCAAAAGCGAAGCGGTTTGGTTTGGATGATGGTTATCCTGGAACTGAAAGAACTAATCTATCTGATATAAGGATAGAGCTAAATCAACTCATAGCTATGGCTGAAATGTTAGAAGCAGAGGGGCTAGATCTGTCGCCTGATCATAGAGTTAGAGCCGAAAAGAAGGTTAAGGTTGAGCATTATTTAGAGTACTCGAAAGAAAGAGGCACTTTAAGCGTATAACCTTTCTATTTTGCGGCAAACAAAGGACAAACCAGCTATGAAAGATGAATTACCAGAAATTACAGAAAACCGGACAGAAGAAGGTTTGTCCGACAAGAATAAGTTGTTAGATGCGATTCACACAGGGAAAGTGCTTGTTACTTGGAACGGTAACGAGTGCGGTAAATTGTGGGAACGTCTTTGGAAATGGACTGAAGCTGAAGGCTATCAAAGTAAGACTTGCGCAAGTGGCTTATTTGATAACTGGTATACCTATAAAAACAGCGATGAATTTGTTTTACGCCTAAAGCAAGAGATTACTGAATTTAATTTTTGTGGCATCTAACACACGATTCAACGAAGCAATGTCGCTGTATTTTAGATATGGCGACTACAAATTAGATTTGAGAAGGGCAAGCGGAAATGAGCGACTTATATTTAAGTGATGAAGAGGTTAAGACGATCACCGGGAAAGTTCGGTCTTCATGGCAAAAAAAAGCGCTGGAAGAAATGGGCTACACTGTGAAAGTCAGGCCAGATGGATCGTTTTGGGTTCCTCGTGGTCAGTTTCTTGACGCCAAAAAAGTAGAACCAGAGAAAAAATACACTTTAAATTTGGAAGCATTAAGCGATGGTCAGGCAGCGTAACTCAGAAAACAATCCTTATCCTAAAAACTGGCGTATTCGGAAGCGCGGTAATAATGGCGATTATGTCATTTCTTATCGTGCCCCCAAATCCGCTAGACACCTATGGGGCGGTAAAGCAGAGCCCGAACTTGGCCGTGGAAAAACAAAAGGCGAAGCAGAAAAGAAAGCATTTGCTGAATGGAGTAAGAGAATATCCATCGATACTACGCCGATGACCATGGCAGACTTGTTTGATAAATATAGCGCTGAAGTTATCCCAAATAAAGCACACAAAACGCAACTATCAAATAACGCAAGCATTAAGCGATTAAGAGCTGTTCACGGAGATATGCCAGTTTTAGTTTACGAAACATACATGGCTTATCAGTATAAAGAGCAATGCGCTAAAGATTACAGCAAAAAAATAGCAAATCTTGACCTTCAAGTATTATCGCATTGCTTCACCAAAGCGTTTGAATGGGGCGTCCCGATTACTGAGCATCCGATAAAACAAAAGGTGACAAAATTTACAATACCACCCAGAGACCGTTATGTAGAAGACTGGGAATTAGAAGCATTTCTATCAATCTGTAATCCAATGTTAAAGGTCTATGTGCCATTAAAGTATGCGACTGGCAAAGACAAATCTATGATTCTACGAATTAAAATGTCAGATATTACAGAAACCGGTCTAAGTTTCCCAAAGCGCGGCAAAATAAAAACTAGCGCCAATGCAAAGGCATCGTTTATGCCGTTTTACGATAAGCAAGGAGATTCTACTGGACTAAAAGAGATAATTGATGGCGTTATAGCTTGGCGTAAAAAACATTTAAAAATCAGTTCTATTTGGCTTATCTGCACGTCCGTAGGTCAGCCTTATATAAAAGAAACAGGCGCAACAAGTGGTTTTGACTCAATTTGGAAGCGCGCTATGACAAAAGCGCTTGATAACACCAGGTTAGAATTGCGCTTTACTGAGCATGATTTGTGCTCTAAGTCTGCCAGTGATGTCGAAACAGTAGAGCAGGCAGCAAAGCTAAGAGGTCACACAAATACGAAAACAACACAGCAGAACTACAGGGTGAAACCTGAAATAGTTATGCCGATAAAATGCTAATCAATGGGGCAATCTATGGTTTATGGGGCAATCCAAAAAACGCAATGGCTGGAAAGCCCCGTAAAATGGCGCGGCTGGCAGGATTCGAACCTGCGACCACCTGGTTCGAAGCCAGTAAGTTTATTTCACTTTTTATTTTGCAAATCAAGTGCTTACGACAATATATTGCCCCATTCAAAACGTATCGCGCAGGAAAATAAACCCTTATATATCATAGATATAGCTAAATCAATGGGGCACAAATTGGTCTATTTTTACGCCGACCTTGCATCAAAGTATTATGCTAAGTGAATTAAGAATTAATCATAACTATCAAAAAAGTTTTGCCTTCACTGATGAATTGATTGTCAACAACTTTGCCGGTGGCGGTGCGAGTATTGGAATTGAGCTTGCCATGGGTCGCCCTGTTGATATTGCTATAAACCATGACGAAAAAGCCATTGAAATGCACAGTAACAATCACCCACAAACGCATCATTATTGTGAAAGTGTTTGGGATGTAGATCCGCGTAAAGTCGTTGGAGACAGTTAGGTAAAACTTGCTTGGTTCTCGCCGGACTGTAAGCACTTCAGTAAAGCAAAAGGTGGCAAGCCTGTCGAAAAGAGCATTCGCGGTCTTGCCTGGGTAGCGATCAAATGGGCGGCAACCGTTAAACCAAAAGTGATTATGCTCGAGAACGTTGAGGAGTTTGCAACATGGGGCCCGCTGGTTGACGGTCAGCAATGCAAGAAGCGAAAAGGCAGAACCTTCAAATCATTTACCAATGCATTAAATCGTCTCGGCTACCAGGTTGAATACAGAACGCTTCGCGCTTGCGACTATGGAGCTCCAACAATACGGAAAAGACTATTTATGGTTGCTCGGCGTGATAGCAAGTCAGTTGTTTGGTTCGCACCCGCACCCGCACCCGCACCCGCACCCGCAAGAATATAGAAGGCATGCTATAGAACAAGTAGCAAACTGGCCAATGTCTCAACAATATCTCTTATAATCCATAAGCAAATTGTACCAACAAAGGCATAAATTAATCGACGGGTGTGTTTTTGCTTGTCAATCCTGTTGGTAAATTTATTGACGGCTTCTACTAAGCGCCTATAATCCATATATCACCTCTAGTTCAGTTAGGGCGTGTTCACGACCTCGGTCAGTTGCACCTGATGCGGGGTCTTTTTTCGCTTTAAGTCAAATTTAATACTTATACTTAATTCAACATTTCGTAACAAATTACATTTAATAATAGTCCACATTGAAACGAATATCTTTCATTAGCTCCAAAATTCAATGTTTTGTCACAGATAATTACAAAGTTTATATTATTCACTAAATAACAGATTGGAGTATTTGCAGCATTGTATTATTGAGAACCAAGACAGCTAGCTACTATGAACCAGTTAACTGCCCTGCCCTGGCAAATAGATTACTCTACCCGCTCACATCAATTAAAAGGAATTTGATTATGAAAAACGGAAATCTGGCACTTACTCGCAAAATCGGCGAACAAACTATCATTCAATTTGAGTGCAATGGGGAGTTGATCGAATTAGTGCAGACTATAATTGACATTGACCGGGGACAAGTGCGCATGCTGTTTGACGCGCCGAAGGAGGTGAAGATTACTCGGAGTGAGTTAATTAGTCATGATTAAAAACCATTTTTACGCCGCAACTATTTAGTCCAAGCCCCTGTTCAAAATATGGAATTGAGCTTTGATGCTCACAGAATGCAATCCATCGCCCCTGCCTGTATTCTCCTCCTAATATACCTATCGGATTTGGCGCGAAAAATTCCGGAGCGTCTTGGCTTTCTAAATGAACTGATACGCCGCCATACCACGAACAGCCAGATCCAAGACATAAAAAAAGCGCCGTAAAGGCGCTTGATAGTTTATTCATAATTAGTCTGTTATGAAGCCGCGATAATAAAGAACTCTATCAGAAGAGCTGTTCATTGTGTGGTTTTCTAAATATGCTGACATTTGAAATTCATTGTTAGAGTTTAGCGGAATATGAATACGTGTTGTTTCAGTTATCCAGTCGATATCTGCTCCGTTTGAATTAAATTGCATCCTGCGCACTGCTGTCATTTCAGAATTAATGGACTTAGTTTGACCGCCTTTTGCAATGTCTATAATAGCTTGTGAATTTGATGTTGTATCACTAGGCTTTATTAATATTTTTAGATCACAGATCAATATACTAGCATTAGCTGGAATAATATCTAAAGCTGGCCAAACAGTATCAGTATTTGGGCCGCCGGTAGGCCCGTATGTTAGCAATAATTGGCTGACATTTACTGTCATGTCTGATGAGCTAACTGTTATATCATCTGTGCCGTCAATAAGCTGCATGTTACCTGCGCGAACATGTCCAGGTTGCCTTGCTATTAATCCAAGTTGCGCGTCAGTAGCAATGCCTGGTAAATTTTCTAAATTTATTGACTTACCAATTAGCGCTAAAATAGATGGCTCATTTCCGTTTACGAGATCTATCCTAGGTCTTGCAAACTGCGTTTTATTAATTGTATTATCGCCGCTAGAATTGCACATCATCCCCATTGTAGTTATCGTATTGTTTGTGAATCTAACGTCATTTGTAGTAGTTAAAATGGGCTCACCTGATTCAGTGTCATAAAATCCATTTCTATCTTCTATTCCATCGCCTTCTAAATAGTTAAAGGGAAAAACATACCACACAAGTAAAAACCATTTATCAAGTTCTGGAACCTGATCGCCGTGAATAAATCCTGTTCCAGTATTAATTATATTTCCATTACTAACTATTTGAATTGAACCATCAGGCGTAAACCCATAACTAACACTAGCATCAGCTAATTGCCCACTGCATTTTACCCAAACAGATAAGCGATATATTTTTCCAGGGTTAATTTTTATCAAGTCTGTATAAAATCCAACATCAAGCCCATTTTGAAAATTATCATGATTGCCTTCCCATAAGATTTCGTTTGTATTAAACGGCCCTATTCCAAGAATATGTTTTGCTTGATAGTCGTATCCTGTCGGAGTGAAGCCTTGAATAGCCCCGTCTTGAGCACCAGCAATCCACCCGCTTGTATCTAAAAGGTTGTTATAAAGAATGTCAGTCGATGGTTGCCCTGAAACGTTACCGTCCCAAGTGGCCCCGTTGGTAGCAAATATCTCCCACGTAGAGCCGTTAAAACGCTTAACTTCATTCGTGCTTGGTTTATACCAAAGATCGCCTAAAGACCCTGTTGGTTGGGATTCCTGAGTATATGCAACAGTTTTGCTTGCAATATCATTAATAACATCGGTTACAGGTGTACCATTTACGTTTGCTGTGTCGTTTGCTGTATTGTCTGCCGTAACATCCGCATTATCTGCCGGTCTATTACCGTTATCGTTATTTATACCTGACCAATCTGACGTTTTTGATGCTAATACAATAGAGCTTTCAATTTCTGCACGTGATGTTATATAACGTAAGTTTTGCGAGTCATTTGTATATGACGCAGTTGCGGTAAACGTAACTTGAACGCCAGCGTACAATGAAGACAAATTGTTATAATATTTAGAGACAGCTCTAACGCGGATTTCAAGCGTTAAATATTTCCCATCGCTACCAACAATTTTCTGATAATCACTAACGTTTTTATCGTAACTGTACTCATAAAAAGGACTAACTGATTTTTCAGTTCTGAGCAATTGAGCACCAGAATACATTTCGATTTCATAGTAATTGAAATAAACTTTTTCCCCGTTATCATGATCCCATTGGAACATAGCCCCAGGCCCGGTAAAAGACGTTCCAGCTTCATTTAGTCCAAGGTTTGTAATTGCATTAAATGGATAAATGGCGGCAAGCTGAGCATCTGTTCTGCCGTTAACGTCTGTCATTGTGATCGTTTGCATCGGTGCAAAATAAACTGACCTAAGCCTGCCTTTTTTTGAAACTGGCGATACATAAATCTCCCACGTTGAGCCATCGCTAGGAAATTCTATTAATGCCTCTGGTGAAGCTGGAATGTCGCCCTTATAAACAGTGTCGCCTGGTTTTTTATAAAAAACACGCGAATAGCTATAATTGCTGTCACTTGGAGGCGTTACGCTTACTTCAACAGTTGAAACGTTACCGTCTGGGGTTACCGGGGTGTTGGTATATTCTGTTAACGTAAATGTGGGATCGTTTTCAACTAGGCCTGGCAAATCTTCTTGTGGAGTTGAACTTGTATCTAAAAAAATACGATAAGCGTTTCGCTGCCAAACGTTTTCTACTTTTTTTAATGAGCCACCACCGCCATCTCCACTTGAAAACGGCATTTTTTCCCATGGGAATCTATCATCGAGATAATATGTGCGAATAGAAGACGCTGGAGCCCCTACCCCGATCTCAAATCTAACAAACTTATCATAAATGACTTCAGGAGATTTCCCGTGATTAAGTGATAAAATAGAACCATTAAATGTTTGAAATGTTTGTGACGAATCGAGTATCCCAACAATCAACGCACCTGGCGCACCACCAGCACCGCCGCCAGCCTTTGCAAGATCGTATCCCTCAACTGTAAGTACTTCGCCTGGGAGTCCATCGTCGCCAGATAGGTCTATATTACCACTTGTGCCAAACATCATCCCTTTTGAGAAAATTGCTAAACCAGCTCCACTATTCCCTCCGTTACCGCCTAACGCAGATATGTTGTTATTATCAAGATCAACACACGGGCCTCCTGACGAACCGGACGTTCCGATTAATGAGCCAGGAAGCCCATTAATAATGTTATCTGTTATATTAAGAATAGGTTCATTTTGTTTTTCCCCTGTTATAATTCGCGGTGAATGGCTATCAAATCTTGTTGATTTTCCGTTTGCGTTAGTAGGGTATATATACATAACTCCATAATATGACACGGCAAAATCTTCTAAAGAATGACGCATTCCACCTTGCGCCTGAGTTGTGCCAATACCTATCTGACCCAAATTAGATGCAACTGGATCTTTTGCATTTTCAAAAACATAGTCTGCAACACCGCCTGCAAACCCTCTTCCAGCGCCATCAATATTGCCATTTATTTGAAAAAATCCTTTAACTCTAATTTGAGTATTCAAGTTGACTGTAATAGTTGCAGACGCGTTAATTGTTAGATCTTCGGTACAATAATAAATAGCATTTACACTATTTAGATCTAAATCGCCTGCAAGATCAATCGTTCCTGTTACGGTCGTTATACCACCAGAGCTTGAAACCTGTCCCGGAAAATTAGTTTCGTTAATTTCTGTGCCTTGCGATGAAATAAAGGCATCACTTACAGTATCAGTATTAAGCGAAGACGTAATATTGCCGTTTGCTGAACTGCCGAATAATTGAACTTTTACATTACCTGTAATCCAATCATGCTTAACTGACTGAACTTCAAAGTTCCTATTTAAAGTCTCGCTTAACTCACTTGTTGGATCTTCGATATATGGCAAATTAACTCTTACAACGTCACCAACTTCTAAATCATTTTGGTCGGGTGTTAAATCAAGTGATAAAAGTAATGGCGGGTGAGAATAACGACTTCCAATAGCGTCGAACTGTAATCCAATTAAATAGTCAGAGCTTCGTGATCCATGTAGCGTTTTTAACTCAACAACTTTATTATCTGAAGCGCCATGTATATCAATCGAGTTTTGATCAAAAAATATACTTGTTCGAGTAAATTTATCTCTACGCTCATCCCAATTCCATTTCAAAATAAATCTATTGATAATGCTTTTTAAGTCAATTTTAAGGTCACTATATTTAACGATATTGGTTTCGTTTAACAATCTGTCATAGCTACCTTTTGAGCCAACATAGTCAATTCGTTTTAATGACAATTCGCCCGTACTTAAAATTGGCGCATATATGCCAAGCATATAAAAAATATTTTCTTCTATGTATTTTTTGCCGTCTTCTTCTTCTGGCCCTCTAATTGAAATAGGATAACCTTTGTCGTCATCTGTTAAATCCCAAATATCGGAGCCAATATTAATGAACGCAGACGTTTGAATATAATCTGTCGAAATGCCCAAGTTCCAATGATCAGGAATAAATTCACCTGCATGACCATATAGTGATCCAGTCATTAATGCATAAATCGCTTTCACTGCTGGCATTTCAAGATAAATATATTCAGTGATTTTTGGTGCGTTCTGATTTGTTGCGCCAGCGTCAACGTTTACGGGTAATGCTGTTGTGCCAAAAATGCCTCGAATCAGACCGCTAAATGTATTTGTTGCATCATCTTTTGCTGTCCAAAGTGCTATTTCAAAATCGTCATCATTCTCAATTTTTATAAGTCCGATTTTATCAATGCCAATAAGTGACGGATACTTTATCGATTCATCATCATTCGTTTCAGATTGCAAACCGCGTAACAATGTTTTGCCGCCAACACTAGGTACTTGATAAACAAGTTCAAAATCAGACGTGCTAAATACGCTTATTGAATCGTCTGTTGCGGTAATACTTGTAACTAATGACGTTTCTTTTGGTGTAAATATTTTTTTGCGCATAACGCGCTGGATATCAGCACATTGGAATGTATAAACGCCGTCTTTATATTGAATACTTGAATTGACTACTTGTGTTTGAACTAACTGAAAATCAGACCAAAGCATTCCAGAATAGCCCGCATAAACCCTAACTCGTTTACTGTTCAATCCATCGCCTGCCGTTAGCTTAGTGCGCTGCAATTCTGTTAAACCAATGTCCAAGCATTCAAATTTTATCGAGCCAATAGTTGAAAGAGCTTTATCAGGATTAATTTTTTGAGACGTAGACGAAACAATTTTTAAAGTATTGTTTATGATATTACCTGCGAGCCCGGTTACGGGTTTGCTAGTCAAATAATGCAAATCAGTATTAGCGGAATCAAATGCTAGCTCAACAACAAAAATTGGTTCTTTGTTTGTAGATTTATTTTCAACATTAAAGTTAGTCGAATCCAATCTCATAAATTAATTACTCTAAAACTAAACGAATAAAAACCAGATATTTCAACCAGAGATTCTGAATAATCGCCGTCAATTTCAAATGACAGCGGATTATTTGGCGCTGCAATTGTTCCGAATGCGTCTATCGTAAAAGTCTCACCAGCAGCAACTGAATCAATAAACTCTCGCATTTGATTAAGTAGAGTAGTATTTTTAATAGGCGCTGTTTTTATCTTGTAAAAATTATCAATACGATGCAAAACCGTATGACGAATGCCCGACAGCGAAGCAGAAACACTTTTTTTGCGCAGCGGCTCACGATCAAAATTCAATAAAGGTACTTCAAATGAATACTCAGTTAATGCGGATCTGCCGTCGCTAATATTTCGTTTCGCTGTGTAAGTGATCGCACTCATAACGCTAACAACCTCCCGTTTCGCGATGCTGGCGAAATAAATACGTAATCAGTTTCTTCTATGATTTCTCGAAATTCATCTAACTGCTCAACGACAGATAAATTCCCAAACGCGTCTTTTTGAATAATCAGATTGATAGGTCTTTTTGAGTCGTCATCAATTTTAGCGGGGATTGTTGGCAACTGCTGGCTGGCTGTATTTCCTGAAAAATTCCCTCCGCCAACACCTGCACTGACAGATCCTCCCGAGCTGCCAATTTGTAAGGCGCCGTTCGCAGCAATAAGAGCCACATTTGCTGCGCCCATTGCCTGAATACCAGCAACAGCAGGCGGCCCTGCAATTGGCCCAAGTTGCGACATTGCAACCATAGATGCAGATGCAGTATTTTGAATCGCTCGTGAAATATTTAGTGCGGTTTCGACAGCAATTACCGCCATTGCGGCTTTTTTATTTCCTGAAGCCAATGTTCTTAACAAAGACAGTCCAGAAGTAGCGACAGATGACTGCATGTTTTGTTTTGCTTTAGTTACTTTTTCTTCAAGTTTAATTCTATTGTTTGCGCTTTTTTCTTCGATATCGATTAATGCCTGTTCGTGCTGTTCTTTGAGATTACGCTCAACTTCCATCCCAAATACGCGAAGCTCTTGGTTTTGTTCAATAAAGCTGCGAATAGTTTGTAATTTTCTGTTAAAACTTTCGTTTTCTAACTGCTCTTCTGTTAACAGATCTACGCGAATTGCATCGAAATTAGTAGCTACTCGTGACCTTTGTTCTTGCTCATTGTTTAATATTTCTTGTCTCTTTCGCTCTGCCTCTGTAGCCTGTTTTACTGCCTCAGTTTTATTTTTTGTAGCTTCTGTCGCCGATTTTGTTTTTCCAATAAAATCATTTAACGATAAGACTGTTTCCCCTTGTTCGACTCTAAATGTTTTTGATGATTTTTCAGCTTTTAGCATATCCTCAAAAATCATACTGCTTGCTCCGTGCAGTCTTTCTTGAATCGTTGCTAATTCTGCGTCACGTTTTGCTAACCCGTCACTAAATCCAGCGGTAAATGAAGTGACAGATCGAACGGCACCGACAACATTCGCAAGACTTTCAGTTACTCCGGCCGCCATGAGTCTAAACGATTTTGTTGTACTGCCTGCCGCATCTGGTATAAATTCAGTCAATGCGTTTGCGATAGCAACAATCGTTGGCCCCATTGTGATAGCCATTTGATTTGTAACACCGGTTGTTGCCGTCCCAAGTTTGATCATCGCTTTGTTTGCTGCCGTTGCGCTTTCTGCAAACTCCTTGCTTATCGTGCCGCCTGCGCGATCTGATTCTTCGCCAAGCTTTCTAATTGCGCCTGCACCGCCCTTCATGGTCTGAAGCAATGAAACGCCTTCAGAGTCAAAAAGCTTCATCGCGAGACGAACTTTATCGGCTTTATTCGGAACGTCATCGAGCGCATCGGCTAATATCTCAAAAGCTTGTTCTGGGCGAAGTGCGTTCAACTTTTCTGCTGAGATTCCCAGCTCTTGAAGCGCACCAATTGCCTCACCAGATCCGTTTGCAGCTTCCGATACGCGTCGCGTCATGCGCTGCAAGCCCATCGCTAGCGTTTGAGTACTAACACCGGTTGTTTTTGCTGCATATTCAAGGCGCGAAAAGCCTTCAACAGACACGCCGAGTCGATCTGACAAATCATTTAATCGATTTGCTGCGTCAAGTGACCCTTTGATTACATTCGTAAAAGCAGCGGCGCCACCAACAGCAAGTAAAGAACCGAAAATACGGTTAACGGTTTGGGCTTGTTTTCCAAGCCCATTCAGTTTCCCATTAACTGTATTCATTTTTTGTTCAAATTTGGCGCTCATTAAGCGCAAATCGACGCTTAACGCGCCTATTGTTTCTGCCATTTTGTATAGTCGCCAAAAATTGTTGATAGAATCGCGTCTGACCGTTCGTCGTCAGTCATACGCTGCTCAGAGATCTTTTTCTCGAAGTATTCAAGGTTTAGATAGGCTTGCCATTCGCTTAGCTCACGCGAATCGTAAGATGCAAGTAATGACTTAACTGAAATGCCCCACCGATCCGCAAGAAAAAAACAAAACTTGCGAAACGGAAGGGCAATTAGTTTTTTGCGAGTTCTTCAACTTGTTCTGAACTGCTCGCGTTTAACTCGGTAGCAAGACTATGAAGTCGATCTAAAACCAAACCGTTTTTTAGACCTAATTTTGCAATATCTTGCGATGCAAAAAGCTGCTTTCCGTTTTCATCAACGATGCAGGCTGCTAACAATTTCGCTCTCGAATTCTCAAGATTCGGCGTTGTCGAACCGTCTTTGTTGATTATAAATAAACTGGATTCATAGTTATCTCGCGCTACACCAGACATAACAGACAAGCAAACTTTTCCTCCCCATTCAGGAACTTCGACAACGACAGTTTCTAAATCTTGAGCACTAAAAATATCTTCTTTTGATAGCATCATTTAATCCTATGGGGTGATTGTTACCGCACCGGTGATTTTGATAGATACCGAACCGTCCAAAGCGGCATCCACGCCACCATTAATTGAACTTGCATTTTTAACCAGCCCCGCAAACTGCGCAGTGGTGCCGTTTGGCAACGTTAATAAAAATGTTTTTGTTGCCCCAGATGATTGAGCCGCTCGAACGTCATTTTGACCGGGATCTGAAAAATCTGGATTCCATTCCATGGAAAAGCTGCCGTAATCTTGCAGCCCGACATCAAATTCTTTTGCGGGACTAGATAGATTGGTAATATCGACCTCAGTCGATTCGCCATCAAATCCAGAAAAACCTTTCAAATTTGCAATCACTGTATCCGGCGTTCCCGCCACCGCAATATCAGTTTGAATTGTTGAGCCTTGCGCTTTAATCGCTGTACTAGCCATAATTTTTACCTTTCTTTTAGATATAAACAAACCCGCAAAAAGCAGGTTTGTTTTGGGCATAAAAAAACCCGCAAAAAGCGGGTTTAATTAATTAGTTATAAGTTAATACCAAATTGAGAAATCAGTTATAAATCGATAAAGTTGTGTTTCGAGGTCTTTAACTTTTTGGGTTCCAAGTCGAACAAATGACACACCGCCAGTTTCTAATGCCGCAATAATGTCAGTTGTTATATCAGCGCATTCGCTATATTTAGATGAAAAAACATCAACTTGAATCCGCTCATTTTTCGTTGTTGCTTCAGCTGTTAAATCATTAATCGGGTTATCAGAAACATCGTTTAACGTGATTTGAGGCATGGGCTCACTTTGCCCGATCTCATTCAAATATATTCGATTATTGACTGTTGCTGTAATCGCAGAGGCGCTACTTAAAGCAGCAAGCGCGATTGAAATAGCATTCATGCTTTACTCGCCTTTTCGATACCAGTCCAAAGTTTTGATGAGACCGCTCTCATTGCTCGTTTTTTTGATTTTTCCCATGAGCGTCTTAAAAATGGATTTGGCTTAATGCCTGGGTGCTTTACGCGTGAATAAACGTTGCCGTTAATAGCTACTTTCCCTTCGATTGTGTGTGCGCCAGTTCCGTATTCTATGTACCATGCGTAAAACGCATCTGACGTAACGCCAACTTTTGCTCTAAAACGCCCTTTTCGGCCGCGAATACGAAAACGGATATTTTTTCTTAACTTTCCGCTATCTCTTGGAGCGTTAGAGCGCATTTCTTTTCTGACAACGACGGCACCAGCGCGCAGAGCATCCCTTGAGACCTTTTTTGCGACTTTTGGTGCTAGTTTTTTAAGCTTTTTATTTAGATCTTTTAATCCGTCGAGTTTAAACGTTGCGGTCATTGTGCGCGCCCGTGAATAGAAGCTCTCGATTTAGGTTTCTAACATTTTCGATACTCGTTATTTCAAAATCGAGGCCGTTAAATCTTATTTTGTCTGCATAACGAATAGCGCCTGTTTTTTTGTCAAATCTGACTCTAAACGTATGGACTAAAACACTATAGTTACCGGTTTCAATATTGCGCTCTAAAGTGTCAGGCTTTGAGACATCAGCTTTTCGCGAAAGAATGACATCAAGTACATTCGTTTTTTGTCCGTATTCATCTTTAGCATCGGTTCTGCGCAAGAATTCAATCCGACTGCTTAACCTGCCAGCTCTCATGAGTGCGCCTGTAAATATGGAGACAATAAAAACTCTGCTGACATAGGAATATTACCGACTGTAACGCCTACAATATGATTTTCGCGCTGATCGTACATCGTCCCCGCAATCATCATAATTGCGTGTTTTATGTCGCTCGGAATTTCACCGAATGCCGCTTTGTATCCCGCTGTAAATGTAATCCTTACCTTATCGCGTCCGGTTTTTATGGCTGGCCATAATTCGCCATAATCAGGTTTTATTTTTGTTATATAACGATTCGAATCAACCATAAAATTTGTAACAACCTGATCCGCCCCGTCGTCATCTGTATACGCGATTGAAATCGTCGAAATATCGATAGGATTACGTCGAATTTCTATTTCATTCTTAAAATTACTCATATTTAGCGTAAAAGAGCGGTCAACAATGGCGCATTCTGTGTAATTTTCAGCAACTTCTCGCGATGCTTTGATTATCCCTAACAAATATACAGCGTCTTCATTATCTTCTATGCGAAGATGCGCTTTAATCTCATTAAGCGCTACAGGCTCTACAATCTCGGCGATTGGCGTATTTTGAGTATATTGGCTCATTATTTCGCCTTTTTTGCCTTTTTTGCTGGCTCTTTTATGATTTCGGCATAACCGCGAGCCGCCCACGCTTCACAAACGTTAACAGGCCTTTCTATCTCGTCGCCTGGTTTCAGGTTTTCAAGACCACCAGCCATACTTATTAGCATTTTGATTTTCATTGGATTTCCTCGAAAATGAATAAAATGGGAGCCGAAACCCCCATTCTTTTTTAGCTTACGATTAGGTTGCTGAGTTAGCGTAATGCTTCATTGAGCTATTACTAGACGCAATGAAACGGCCGCCAGAGCGGGCAAACGCCAAAAATCCAACTTGACCATTTCGAGTAAATGCTGAATCGGTCATTCTGAATAACTGAGTTTGCATAACGTTTCGAATGAGATACTTTGAAAAGTCGCCGAACAAAACGGATTTTGCATCTGCCGCCATTTGGGGCATTTGCTGGTTAATCGTGTAAGCATAGCCATTGATCGTATTAGGCTCACTAACTGCAACGCCCGGCACCCAAAGTGGACGGCCCTGCCCATCTTTTAACTTTTTAAGCGCTTTTAGCGTTTGATCGTGGAACATATATCGAGCACTTCCAGCTTCTCGATATGCCGGATCGATAGAATGTTCAAGATCGATTAGGTCATCTACTGTGATAGTAGTCGTTTGACCGACGATGCCAGTTGTCCCTACGGCTGACGCAACAACGACACCTTGCGGTTGTGCCGATCCAGTTCCCGTTGTATACATTCGGTTTTGAATACGTGCAATACGCTCAGCGAGTGCGCGAATAATGTAGCTTTCAAGATCAATTTGACTGTCTTGCAGCAACTCAAATGGAACGGCAATATCTTTTGAGCTAAATTTGAACACGTCAAGATTCGTAATTCCGAACGTAATATCCTGATTGCTAACTGTCGCATTTTCACCAACAATCTCGCCCTCTTGTGAGGTTTCGTCAACGGTCGGCCATTCCATTGTATTTCCGTTTTCCGTATTGATAATGGTTGCAACTGAAAGCATCCCGCCATATTTCAGCATTTCTTCAAACAAAGTTGCCTGAAAATCTGTTGGTGCGAGATATCCGCCCTCACCTGGAACGCCGGTAGACATTGCGCCCTGAATTGATCGCGTTTTGTTTTCCATGAATAGACGCTGATCAGACGTTAACGCGTTCACACCACCCCGTAAAAATGAATTGAAAATTTCCTTTTCTTGTGCAACTTTGCTCGTCGCTTCGTCAACAGATAAATCAGACTGATCGGCAAGTTTTGCGCCGCGATCTTCGACTTTCGCTTCAACAGACAGTACTTTTTCAATACGGTCGATTTGGGCGTCAATATTGTCGATGTCAGACATAATTTTGTCATATTGATCTGTGTTTTCTTGCTTCCAGTCGTCACCCTTTACCGTGTCGATCATTTTCCGGGCTTCAATTGCGGCTAACTGTCGCTGTTCCCGTAGTTCTTGAATAGATTTCATATCATTTACCTTTTTTTGGGCATAAAAAAACCGGCTCAAGGCCGGTGTGGTGTTGATCGTTACGGGAACCCGTCACGGTCTAACTTTTTTCAGACATAAAAAAACCGGCGCTAGGCCGGTTCGTCTCTGATTAGTATGTGTTTATGCGGGCATTTTCTCCGCTAACGACAATCTCGCAAGCATTCGCGCTCTGTGTTGATCGTATTGGTTTGTCGCTTTCTGTTTAGGTGCATTTTTATATGCACTTAAATCGAAATTATTTTTGGCACTGGTGCCGTCTTTTATCTTGTCAACAAAACCAGTCGCTAACGCTTCGTCTGCTGAATACCATGTTTCATCAGACATTAACCTGAGTGCTTCATCGTTAGACATGTTAGCAATGTTTGCGTAATCCATAGCGATGGCTGCATCAACTTTGTTTAGCAGACTAGCCGTTTTCATAAATTCGTCAGCGTTTCCGATATTCAGAGTCCAACCCTTGTGAATCATAAAAAACGCGCCGGGGGATATCTGTCGTTCATTGCCAGCCAGCGCAACTGTTGTTGCAGCGCTCGCCGCTAAACCGTCAATATGAACAATGACATTTGCCGGATGCTCTATTAAAGCAGACTGAATAGCGCGACCATCAAATACATCACCGCCTGGCGAGTTAATGCGTAAATTAATCTCGCCAACATTTAACGCAGCAAGCTCTTTATTAAATTCTTTTGCACCGACCCCGAAATAAGGATCGATTGCATCGTAAAGATAAATTGTTGCAGATTCATTGCCCATCGCTTCGATTTCAAACTTTTTGGGCTTATCTTTGTTGTCAATTAGTAGCTGAAATAATCTATTTCGCATTTAGTCCACCATTTTTCTCAAGCTCGTCAATCGGTAAAAGAGGCGCTAGCCCGCTTTCATAATTTGTGCGTATTTCCATCTGTGCCATCATGATAGATGAGGCGGCGAATGTTGAAACAATCATTTTGTCATTACTGTTTTGATCAACCGATAAAAACAAATCATCATTACTCATGCTTTTTTTCGCATAGAAAAACTGAGCGCTCATAGATGCCAGCTTTGACTCAATCGCCTCTGCATGCTCTGGTTTTTTTGGCGTTAGAATAACGAACGTGTCAGGCCCACTGACACCGTTTACAACTGAAATTGGTTCTTCATTCGTTAGCGTGACATTTTTCAAGCCAATTCGCGCAACCGGCAACGTGTAAAGCATGGATTTCATATCATGCCCGATTTTTAAATAATCGAATGTTGGCGGCTGTTCTGGGTCTTTTGACCTAACGCCGAATTTTTTCAAATAAAAGAATCGGTAAAATAGATCCGTACCCTCTGTCGCATTAATTGCCAGCACTGCTTCAAATGTTTCTGGCGAGGCGATCCAGTCGTATTGTTTTAAGCGTTTCTTGTCTGTGCTTGTCATTGATTGCATCAACGACATAACAGCAAAAATAGTCTCATCTTCAATATTGACGATATGCTCTTTTGGTTTTTTCTTGCCTGGGTACAGCGCGATTGTTCCGTAATCACCAAAAGGCTCAACAATCTTTTTGTATTTCGGCGCGTTTAATGCGATTTGCTTTGCAATGCTAAGCTCGCCAAACGCCATTACTCGCCTTCCTCGATTTCAATTGCGGGTATTTGACTGGACGGCATGTAAATCGCGTCACCGCCTTCGATTGGTTCGTTGCCATCTAAAGCGCGTTTTTCATTAATCGTTAATGAATCTGGAAATGATGGTGAATCTTCGCTTTCGGCGTCGCCGGTTATCGGCTTATAAAGCGTATTCCCTTCTGGATCCGGTGTTAGGTTTTCAAGTTTTCTAACTTCGTTTATCGTCATCCAGCCCGGCTGTTGATTTCCTCCAAGTGCAATCTGGTACGATTCGTGACGCGCTTTTGTGTCACCTCGAAGTAAAGCGGCAACATTGAATTTTGCAAAACTTCCATCATTTCTAAAAAGCTTTCGATTGATTTCTTGCTCTATCCGTTTTAAATATCGACGCAGATTATAAGTGACAAATCCTATGCCTTGCTGCTCAATTCCGGTTCCCCATGATGTGCTTTTTTCTGTTTCACCTATCATGTGTGGTGGAACCTGGAACACTCGCGCTATGTCTGCAATTTGAAAGCGTCGTGATTCAATCAACTGCGAGTCAACTGCATTCATTGAGATTTCTTGAAAATCTCCGCCTTCCGTTAAAACGCCCGGAGTATGAGAATTCCCAGAGCCCGCGTGTTTTTTGTTCCAATATTCCAGAATCAGTTCGATTTGCTCTCTGTTCATTTTCTTATCGAACTTGATTATTCCTCCAGGTACCGCACCGTTAGAGAAAAACTTTCCGCTATGTTCTTCTGCTGCAATAGTGATGCCGATGGTCTGCGCAGCATACGAGATAACACTAAAGCCTTTAAGTCCGTCCCACCCGATACCAGGAATATGCAATATGTCGTCTTGGTCGAATACAACGCGCCGCCCTTCATCAAACAAAACATCATACAAAAGTCGTCCGTCTTTTTTAAACGGGTAAACTTGTTTTGGGTTTAATAGCGTTAACGCGTTAGGTGTTGCGCCACGCCTACCAATAATCGAATAACTATTACCAGACAAAAGCATTTGAGAAACAACAGTCTCCCAATATGTAATTGCTGAAACCATCGGGTTTGGTTCTGAATGCAAAAGCTTATAAACGGGATGACTGTTGTTTTCTTCTCTGCCGTTGTCAGTCAGTGTAAAAACATTGACTGGCAGTGATCCTATTGCGCCTGAGATAAGTTGAACGCAAGCAAACACGGCGGTTGTTTTCATTGCGCTTGTTTCGTTAATAGCCACACCAGCTGAGTTGGTTTCTACGCCGAACAAATCAGAAAGGCTTTCACTTGTCGTGATTATATTATTGATCGATTCCAGCTCGCGCTGCTTGTCTTCAAGCTGAGCTTCTAGCATTGCCTCTCTTTTTTTGCTTCTAAACATCGATAAAACCCTGATCAACATAGCTGTCATCGTTTAGCATTGCCTGCCCAATTGACATAATGAGCGCAACCGCACCGTCTATTTTGTTGTCCAGTCCTTCTTTTACAGGACGTACAACATCATCATTTCCTAAAATATTCTTACCAACTACATTGCTTATACACCACGTCATGACCGGGTTTCCGTCATGATGAAATCGCCCTGAACCAATTGCCGCTTCAAGTTCCTTCATTGGGTCACTTAGGTTTGTGTAGTTCTGAGTAATAACAATGGGCTCAAGCCCTTCGTCGTCAAGCTGATGGCTGAGATTGGTTGCGCCATGCGGATCAAGCGGACACGCAGTAACGCTATGGTTTTGATTAGACTGAATGGCCTCATCAAGTATGTCGCGATAGTCAATCTCAGCCCCGTAGCACGTCAGCATATTCTCTGTATTCACCCACTTTTGAAATCGCTCAGCCATTTTGCGATTATCATTATCCATTACCGTATCTTCAGGCACCCAAAAACGAGGTGCGACACTGTAATAGTGTCGCTTGCCGTTTATTTCACGCGTGAACAATCGTGACATACAGGTGAGATCTTTCTTTCTTGCGAGATCAAAGCCCAGCACACAATCATGGCCTTCGAACATTTCGAGCGTTAAGCTGTCGTCTTCGCAAGCTTTCCATTCTTCCATGTTGAAAAAGGCGCTCTTGCTCGTCACCCAGATGTTGCAATGTTTCGTTTTGAACGTGTTGGCAAGTCGAGCGTTTTTGATCGCTCTATTTTGCTGTGAGATAAGGTAATCTCGATAAACTGAAATACCAATATTCGGATTTGCTTTGACTAATGCTTTCGGATCTGTCCAGTCGTCCTCTGGATCGAGCGTATAAATAACGCCGAACAACTCATCATCTGGCGTTGTGCATTCCAGCATCTCAATAACCGCGCGACGCTTGTCATAACACGGCCCTTCAATATCTGCACCGGCTGTTGTGATATACCAAATTAGTGCTTGAAGTCGTGCTCCCATACCTGAAAGCATTGTATCAACCAAGCGATTGTCAGGATGCTCGTGATACTCATCTATTAACGCGCATGATGGACTCGCACCATCGCCTGGGTCACCGATAAGCGGCTCATATCGTGAATAATCTTCAAGTCTGACCAGATTTTTTGCGTTAATTTCGATCCCGAAATGCTCGCACATATCAGGACGCTTTTTGCACATCAAACGACTAGGTCTAAAAACTTCCCAAGCTTGTTTTTCCGTAGTTGCGCCGCTGTAAACTTCCGCACCGCTTTCGCTATCGGCTACAAACATATACAAACCAACACCAGCGGAAATTGCAGATTTGCCGTTTTTTCTTGCGATTTCGGTATACACTTCGCGAAACCGCCTAAGACCGTTTTTCTTTTTCAGCCAGCCAAAAACATTGCAGATGATAAACAACTGCCATGGCTCAAGCGTGATTAACATTCTTTTATAAAGCCATTCGCCTTTTGTATGTGGCAATAGTTGAATAAATGTGCAGGCGCGCTCTGCTATGTCTCGATCAAATTTGTATTTGAAATTGCGCTTTTTCTCATTCTTTAAATCATCGATATGGCGTTGACACGCAAGACGCACGTAACGACAAGCTAAAACTTTCCGCGCAATAACGTCTCGTGCATATTTATTCGCAGCATTTACGTTTTGATAAGACACTAAAAATCACTGAATTGATTTGAGCTTTTGGCAGATTGCCCGATTAATCGCCCTCTGGACGCCGGGTCTAAACCAAGATTTCCGCCGAACAATGCAATTTGACGCATTGTTTCGTTTACAACTGTGCAAGCTGGATTTTTAATCGGCCCGCCCGTTGCGCCTTCAACTACGATCCCATTAACCAGAACTTGCTGAACAGCTTCGCGCCATGTTGAATACGCAATACAAAATGATTCAAGATTATGTAAATCAGTAACCGCTAAAACTTTCTTTTTGCAAAGATGTGGACAGACTGTTTGCCACATTTGTTTTGCAAGATCTGGAAGCCAGCTTGGTGGTTCAACATTTTCAATAGTGTCAAATTCGATAGGAGTCTTATTTTCATTTCTTGATCTTGAAAGCTGCTTCTGGCTATTTGGTTTCGGCTTTGTGCCAGATCTACCTTTTATGCCTGGCATATAAATCGTCCAGTTTTAATTTTATATTCTGTCAATGTGAAAAACTTATGGGATGGACGGTACTGTGCGCAAAGGCTTTGAACTTTTGACCCGCCCCCACCCTGTTCATTCCGCAGCTGTCTTGCGAAGATGACAACGATTACAAAGACTTTGCAAGTTTGCATTATCATCTGTGCCGCCCTTCGATTTAGGCTTAATGTGATCAACTTGAGTGGCTTCTATGAGGTGTCCAACTTTTATACAGATTTGACACAATGCCTTGTCTCTTTCTAATATTTGTTTGCGTAATTTATCCCACATATTGCCATAACCACGCTGATGCCTGTTACCACGTTTTGATTGCCATTTGCTCCAGCTTATATTTGATTGCTGGTGATCATCACAATATCCAGTCTTATTGCGATGCAATGTTTTACATTGTCGGCAAGGTCGCTTTGGACTTTTAGGCATTAATTACATTTACAGATAATGAACTGTTTTGCATATCTTCATGCCATAACACAATTCCTTCAGGATCTGCCGTGCTATATCCTATTAGTGTTGTATTTGTAATACCCTGAACCGTAATAAGCGCCCCGATATCAAATACTATTTCACCGTTACCATTATCCCAATCAAATGCATTAGAATACGTATTGCTATCAATAGGAGTGGCGCTTAACCCGATTAACTCAAACCGAATAAATGCTGTTAAATCGATAGGAATCCCTTTATGCGCAATTGCTATGCTAAACCTGTTTCCTCGCCCTTGATAAATAACAATATTTTGTCTATTAGTTGACAGCTCTGCTGGCATATATTGAATTTGATCGATAGGATTAGAAGTAGCAACAACAACATATATAGTTCTAACTGCCTGAATCGCAACATTTCCAGCCGCATCGGTAACATCATACGTAGCTGTGTAAGTGCCAATAATATTTGAATCAATATTGTTTACGACAACTACATCTGCTGTTATATCACCGTCATTATTGTCTACTGCGCTATATCCCGGCTCAGTCCACGTATCACCTTGAACGATTGTCTGATTGCCACCAACCAGCGATATTATCGGCGCAACTGTGTCAGCAAGTGTTGTTGACGTAAACGACCCAATTACACCGCCAATATCGAGCGTAGTTGTGGTGCCGGTTAAATAGGTTGCGGCGGTTAAATGCCTAACGCGAATCTGATAATTAAGTCGAACATTTGTAGCCGTTGTCGTCCATACGCCCCACGTTGCGCCGTTGTCCGTTGACACAGAGTACTCGCCACCGCTTACCGAAACAGGGATGTCCAAACCTGCATCAACGCCCTGAACGGTAATCGTGTTTGATGTCACATAGACGGATCGGGGAACGCCTGTTTGCGCGGCAAGGGAAAAGGAGCTTGGTGTTGCATCAACTGCCGCGTCCGTTGTGAATGACGTGCTTGTAACAGTTCCATCAGAGCCATTGAGCATAGGCCTGATATCAAGGTTATAAAGTGTTGCTGCGGTTAAACCGTTGATTGTCAGAGGGGATGTTGCCACTAGCCAGCCTGCGCCAATATTATACTCGTAGCTTGTTACGTCAACGCCGGAATAGCTAAACTCGACAATCGCACTTGTTTTTGAAGTCGTAACGACATCAATACTAACAAGATTAGCGGGCGCTGGGCCGTAAAGCGTATGATCTGCATAGTCACCCCAAATGCCGTCCGTTTCGTCCTGATACCATACGCGATATATCGCGCCTGCATCTGATTGTATTGCTCCATTTGCGAGATCGCTTGTCCCTGTTCCCGTCTCAAAATAACCATAGGCATTGTCAGTCGCATCAAGACCGGGAGCGCTTATTGCGTCATTAATACCGGTTAACGCGACTGTTTCAACATAATCATGCCCAATATTAGGCGATATTTGGAATGTGATTGCGTCCTGAGTTCCTGCATCATCGACAGTAATAACGATATCAGTATTATATCTGGTTGTTTTTGTACCGAATATTTTCGGATCAGGTACCGTAATCGTAATCGTGTTTACGTCTTGCGCGGTTACAATTAAAGCGCCTGCCTGAATCGATGCGGTTTTGCCGGTCGCATTCGCATTGCTTACATTAAGCGTAATTGAGTCACCAGCGTAATATGGGCCAGCACTAATACTATCGATTATAAATGCTGGCGCGGCTGTTGTTGCACTAACAAGCGCCGGGCTAACTTGAATATTTGGCGTGGCTTCGTCATCTTCTGCAACAACATAATAATCATACGAAGTAGATGCTGATGCACCGTTAAATGTCATTGACGCCTGTACACTTGCTGTTGCAGCTACATTTTGTGCCTCAAACGCCGGTGAACCAGTAGAATCCTGTCCAGCTTTGACCTGTGCCGAGCTTGGTGCTGCCGATCCGCTTGCTAAGCGTACCGCATAAATCGTTCCGTCCTCATCAAGCGTTGTTGAAATATCGTGCCCAACCTGAGTAGGATTACTCGCTATAGGCGCAACTGTAAAAACAGGAGCTATTGTGTCGGGCGGTGCTACCCAATTTGCGTCATTATTAGCAATAAGCGCGGTATAACTATCGCTGATTTCTTGAGCTGTAAGCGCTGCATCGTGTAACTCTGCAAAATATAATGAGCCGCGCGCATTTCGGTTTTGTGTTGGGCGGTTAAACAGTGAAACATATCGGCCAGTGTCATTGACTGCTGTTAACGAATCGTTTTGAGTAATTGTATTTACTGACTGGCCTTGAAGCGCATTATTGTAATAAATTTTGATTCGATCTGCCGCCACCGCTTGCGCTGTATCAATAATAATATGGATTACACTCAATCCAGATGGATAATTGTTTGCTCGTACATAGCCGCCGCCAGCTTCATTATTCCAGCGAACCTGGAATTTTGCCGCCATTTGAACATTTAAATCGCCGTTTCCAGAGTATGTTCCCAGATGAAAAACATGATCTTCATTCGGAGCCGTGTTATCTAAATCGGCGACTAAAATGATACTTGCCTGCGTTGCATTGTTTAGTGCCGAACCGATGTTTCCGTTTGCAACAATGTCCGCTAATTCTGCAATCATTGAACCTGACGTTTTGCCTGCTGCATTTGCGGTTAGGCCATTGCCTGCCGCGACAGACGTCCAGCTACCATCTGAATTCGCATTATCAATCGTCAGGTTATTGCCGTTACCAGTGTCGTCAACAATAACCCCAGACATAACGCCAGATGACGCATTGTCAATTAACCATCGTGCTATTGCGGCCATTAGCCACCTCCAATGCCGGGATAACCAGCACTTGTCAGTGGAATACGAATTTCTCTAAACCTTACCGCTTCATCTTGATGCTTGATTGCAATGTAAATCGCATCCTGCCCGGTAATATCTATTGCATTTGTTCGATACTCAACGCCGTTATATCCATCTAAATTTTGTGGATCAATATTCTGCCCTGCTGGAGCATTAAAACCGTAAGTCCATCCGCCATTTCCATAAAATGAGTCAAATGCATATTTGACGTCAAACGTTTTATCATTTTCAGGCTTTAATCGTCGCCAGCTAACAATGACCTCTCCAGTAATATTGGATCTAACTCCGGTTAGCGAATAAATATGGTTGATGTCTTCGTCTGCCGTTTCTTCGTAGATTTCGAACCCGTCAAGTAAAAATGTTCCAGGATATAATGAAAGCCCTTCTTTATTCGTAACATAAAAATATGTTGCCAAGTCAAAATAATCGTAACCCGTTTCAAGTGTTGTTTCGTCTTGTATTCCCTGCTCCTGCGCCCCACTTTCACCGCGCTGGTGATCTGGATGCGGATCGATAATGATCTGCTGCCAATTACCCGTATACTCTAAATTTGCATAATGGTAAAAATGCCAATTATCAGATTCATTGTTTGTACGTGTCGTTGATGTATTTCTTAAATATATTCCTGTGTGCCAGTTTGCACTACCTATCGGTGATTTTTTAACAATTGTCGGCGGGACTTTTACCCAGTAACGCATCCTGTTATATGTTTTTAATGTCGTGTAGTTAACGTGTTCACGAAGATAATTCCAGTCGTTTGATACAGCGCCTTTGTTGTTATAGAAATTGATGAACATGCTGCCTGCTGCGCCACCGCTAGTTACATCATCCTGTAAACTTTGGCTTCCAAATAACGACTCTGTTGTATTAAGCGATAGCGTTCCCTCCCGCAAGTTCCCGGCGCTGTCGTCGTCATCATGCTCCCACAAATAGCGTAATGTGCCCCCGCCTTCGGTAAACACAGCAGGAATAGATCCGTATTCGAACGAATCCAAAATTAACGAATTTGCAAATTGCGATGGCGGACTATATTCGCCCCCTGGCGCACAAGCTGTATGCAGTTTCCCGTCAGCACATAATGTAAGCTCGCTGTTTTCCCAAGTCTTACTAACGCCCGATACTTCAGCAAACGCAGAAATCGCAAATAAAAACGCGAATAATCCTGCCATAAATCTACTTTTCATTTAGATATTCTCTCGAAAATTTTATCTAGTCGCGTTGTAATATCGCGGAATTGACTATCCATTTTTCTTTCCAGGCGCATGTCTCGTTTATCGACATCGCCATGCGTTGCAGACTCTTTTTCAAGCTCGGTGACCCGCTCATGCAACTTGTCATATTTTGCAGCTGATCTACGCGTAAAAATTAAACCGATGCCGAGGATTAACGATGCAATCCAACCGCTGTGAAATGGATCTTCAGGGGTCACTCGTCAGAGCCTCCATTGTGCGCGCTAATAACATCGATTAGCGTTTGTATGTATTGATCTCGTCTTAACAAATGCCGATAAACACTTTTTTGAACAGGTATTGGACACTGGACAATTTCAGATCGCTTAACCGTGCCAGAATACATTGCGGGCGGAATTTCAACGGGAACCACTATTAATTCAGACGCACACGCACTAAGCATCATCGAAATAATCGAGATACGAATCATCTTTAAGCGCATCATCTATTTCCCGTTGATATTGCTTTTGGTGTTTCACCGCTGCGTTTCGCTGTGCTTTCAGGTTTGCCGCTTCTGCCTTTGCTTTCACGACGATATTCTGATATTTACGCGCTTTGCTTTGATAGTACTTTGCAGAAAATAGCGCTAGCAGAAAGGCTAAAAGTGCTGCTCCGTAAAGTTTAAATTTTGTCAGCATCTGACTTGTCGCCTAGCGGCGTTTTGGTCAGCTCTCGAAGAATGAGAACGGTTAATCCAATAACAAAGTTAATTGTGCCTTGATACTCGCCCAAGAAAGTACCAAGCATTGAAATATTTTGTTGAGCAAATCCAAGTGCCATAATCAATATGCCAAACAAATATGTTTTTGATTTAAGTCGATGTTTGATAATTTGCTCAGTCATTATTTGCCGCCATAATATTTTTGATTTAATTGAATATGAACTGAGTCTGGCGAGTTTTTCCCCCGGAACGATTTCCACAAATGCCCGAATTCGAGTTGGACACCAAGCGCCGTACCGGCAACAATGAATGCCTGCACAATCGGCCCGTAAAATCGGTTTTCCCATGTCGCTTTATTGTTTATATACGCAAATATATCAATTGCGTGTGCATATCCGTCTGATTGCACTAGATGCAAACTATTACGAATCTCTGCCTTATGCTGACGTAGTAGCTCGTCTTGTTCTTCAATTGTTCGCAATCCGCTCGATACGCCGAAATCAACCGTTGTTTCAATAATTGCTCTGCGTGCAACTTGCGCCAGATCAGGGTGCACCGGGTCGAGTACTCTTAATGAGCGTGTTGAAAGTGAAAACATAGGACTGACGTCTTTCGTTTGGGCAATAAAAAACCCCGACTTCGTTAGAAATCAGGGTTTGAATTTGTTTTGAGCGCAGAATCTCAAACTAGAAAAATCATGGCATATTTAGTGCCGTTTTGTCAACACTACATAATATGTAGTTTTTTGGCGCTTTCACAGATGCTAAATTTGCAAAATAAACAACAAACTTTTTTGCTTTATATTTGCGCTTTTTGTACTGATCGAGAGTTAATTGACATTCGGCTGCAAGAACTGACTGGCAAAATTGATTGTTGTAAAGCGCATCGAATTTTATATAAGCGCTAAATCTTATTGGTACTCTATTTAAAATATCCGCCGCCTGGCGTTCTTCATGCGATATTCTAACTCGACGCTGTTTATCAACTCTTGCGCAAATTGTTTCCGGTTTAAATAACCCAGGTGATGGCAAATCGCCCTGAAAATCAAAAATCTTGCCAAAGATTGACTCACCCGTTTTCGCTATCTCTTCCTGAAAACGTATTGCTTCATAATAGCTCACCCATCTTGACATGATTAAATCAAACAGTTCATTTTCAGCTCGGGTCATTATTTAACTCTCTGTAATTGTGATTATCGTGTTGAGTTTATTAACCGTTCTATTGTTTTTAATGCCTCTCCATTTTTAACCAGCTTTGCTCCGCATCGATAAATATTCCAACCAAGACGCATTGCCCTATCGTATTTTTCAAGATCGCCTTCAAAGCCTGCGCCGCGATTATGGCTCCCGTTTATATACGCACCGCCTTCGACCTCAACGGCCAATTTAATATCGGGCCATGCAAAGTCAAAACGCCAGTCTCTAAGTCCAGCTTCTTTAATTCGCTTTCGTGAGCCTTTACCGGTGCCACCCGTTTCAATCGCGGCGAATCGGTATTCCTGGATAGGGTCAGGTAATTTAAGCGCCATCATTTGTATTTTTAATGACTCTTCTAAATAGCTCATTTAATTCCTGAGACCGTAATGACGCCCATATCAAACAATTTATTCAGCGTTCGTACGATTGCGCGGCAGTTATAAAACCATCGGTGGTCATCATACTCGTAAGAATAAACACGCCCGTCTATCGCATCATGGCAGTTTGAGCAGCCAAACGCGGTACTGCCTAAATCGCTTGGTTTACCGCCCATAATTCCGCCATCAACCTGAACGTGACATAAAACCGTTGTCTCGTTATCGCAGCTGCATATACCGGCAATATGGAACGTACATTCCTGTCCTTTTGCCGCTTTGCGCAGCGCATTCGATTTCATTCTATCACCTCAGTTTGCAGCCAATCATCAATACTATATGCGCCAAACACAATTCGCATTCCTAGCCACTTAAACACGGTTTTGCGACACTTTGTGATCTCGTTATAACCAAGACACGGGCATTCGCCTGTGTACGTAATTGCGGTATAACAGCCTGTTTTGCCGTCATACTTTACTGCTGTTTTCTCAGTGTGAATTTTTGGAATGATCATTCTGCCGCCCTGTTTTCATTAACGTACTCAATCGTTTTTTCGCTAAAAACTGCGCCGTGTTGCGAGCCCCAGAAATATAAAAATTCAATAAACTTGCTGCCTTCATGCTTTTTAAAATTTGTCGTGGATGGCCGGATCGTGACTGCACGCTCTTGATCAAGACTGATCGTTACCTTGCCCGGCTTACTGAGCTTCTCTCCGCCGCGTTTTAGCTCTTGCTCGAACTCATCCACTAATAACGCTTTCCAAGCTTCTACGCTGTACGTAACGCCGATATTCACCGTTTTTGCGATATCGCCAATAAGCGCATGATATTTTTTTTCTTGCTCTCGGCTTTTTGATTCGCGGCCTAGTGTGATAATCACATTTCCACGACTTAGACCCTTTCTAACCAATTGATCGATTTGCTTGATAACGGGCGTTACAGAGCCTTGAGTTGAGATTGTGAAATCCATTTTAATTGCACATATTCGATTGATACTGGTCTATTCTATCCAGCAAATACCTAACACCACCGTATCGATTTGCATTTGCAAGAATTGTTCGCGCTCGTTCTTCTGCGCTATTTGCGCTCTCAAATTTGCATATTTTTTTATGATCGTTAATCGCAACATCAAGATTAAAATCATTGCCTTCTAATACAGCGCTGTAGATCTGTCTCCATGAATTGAAGAAACTGTTATTTGATGGAAGTCTGTTTTTTTCTTTTTTTGGTCTCATGCTGTTTTACTTTCGTAAATATTTGATACGTTTTGAAAATCCTTGAACTGAAAATACTTACCAATGAATAGCGTTTTAATAAGGCCGGTAGGGCCATGACGGTTTTTGCATATATCAAGTTCTGCAATTCCATAATCTTGCGTATGCTCGTCGTAAACTTCGTCGCGATACAGCGTTATAATTACATCAGCCTCTTTTTCAATCTCTGACGCGTCTGACATATCGCCCGCTTTTGGTCGTCTGTCGCTGCGTGATTCTACATCGCGTTTAACCTGTGCCAGCGCAACGACCGGAATGTTAAGTTCTCTGGCAAGATTCTTTAGCGACTGCGTGACTTCGGTTACTTGTTCCGTTTTTGATTTGCTTGGATTTGAGCCTTTGATTTTTTGAATATAATCAACGTAAAGTATTTTGATATCATGGTTAAACTTCCATTCACGCGCTTGTCTAATTAGTCCGGTAATCGAAATACTTGCTTCGTCATTCAACCAGGCTTGACGATCTTTTAGCGCCAGTGTTGAGCCTGATACCATCGACCAATCGTGATCGCTTAAATTGGCTGTACGTAGCTTTTGCGAATCGATTGAGCCGTGTATTGACAGCATTCTCAAGCCTGCCTGAGCCATGCCTTGCTCTGCTGAGATAATGCCGCACGGCATGTTTGCAGCATGAGCCATCGAAAATAATAAACTGGTTTTGCCCATTGCCGGACGTGCGCCGATAACAGCCAGATCGGTGTCGTGAAATCCACCGGTTGATTCATCAAGATCTTTGATTCCTGTTGTAATCCCAACTAAACCACCGTCTTTTTCGTGGGCTTCTTGAACAAGCGTTAAACCGGATTCAAGACATTGTTTTAAAGTGTGGTTATGGTTTTTTTGCGACTTGTCGATTGCGATTAATTCTTTAATCGCCAACGCTATTGGATCTGAGTCAGAGCCGCTTTGTAGGCTTTGCTGAAGCGTGTTAGCAATATCGACGCCCTTGCGTTTCCGGGCGGCTTCTTTGATGCTTGCGCAGTATTCCGAAAGATACCTGCCAGTCCCAACCCCTTTTTCGATTAGCTGACCAAAATAATTCATATCAACCGTTCGATATTTTTGCTCGATATCTTCGCTTACGGTGATGATGTCAATTGCTTTTCCGTTAGCCGCAACCGCTTGGATAGCTTCGTAAATAATTTTGTGTGACTGAGTCGAAAAATCACTACTGTCCAAATTACATTCTGATAATCTCGAACCATCGGTTAGCAGAACGTAAAGCGCTGCTTGCTCAGATGCTAATGAATTCATTGGATAGGCTCTCCCGGTTTTGGCATCATTCGCCGTGAATGCTGGACAGTTGGATTTGGGTTTTTATCAACAAACCATTCTTGCGCTTTTCGCATTCCACCACGCCATGTTGCTTCCCAGTTGGTGTATTGATATTTGGATTCATTAGACCGCATTGCATCAGCCCATTTTTCAGTTGCAGAGTTAATTTCAATTTGAAAGTTTTGTTTTTCAAACCACGTAACCATTTTTTTTGTAATTTGAAAATCTTTTGGGAGGGGGTGTTTTTTTCTTTTATTATTTTCTTTTATCTCTTCTCTTCTCTTCTCTTCTCTGCGGTTACTCGTTACGTCACGCGTTACGTCACGCGTTATGTCACGCGTTACGTCACTTGTTACGTAACGTTCTTGTTTTTTTCGCTCCCTATATTCTTTCTGACGCTGTGCTGCTGTCTTTGATATTGCGCTACGAGATGCCCCGGAAGTATTGTATTCACTGAAGTTAGGAAGAATTACGCGAGAATTTTCACTGTCATATTCAAGCCAACCCATCGACTTCATTGCTGCTGCAAAACCGGGAATGCTGACCATGTCATCAATGTCGTCAAGGTCGGCATTTTCAAAAATGCCGTTCTTTGTGTGTTCGTTTGCAGCACCCCATATAACGAGGAGTGACGACACCGTTACGTGACGCATAACGCTACGCGTAACGATTTGTGACATAACGCCAACGAACCCTGTTGATAACGCACTACCAACTTCAATCGAATTTTCAAGCTCACGCGCAATGCCGTTTACCTTCGGGTTTGTTAGTAAGCTTGTGCGCATCTTTATCCAATCACCCGCCATGTCTTAACCCCGCCCTCTCTTCCATCTGTTTAATGCTGTCAGGGCTTCTCTTGGCATGAATACGTGACAATAAGACACACGCCAGGCGTCGAGTGCGCCGACCTATAGTCTTATTTGAAGCGATTCTAAGGCAGGATTTAATGCCCTGTTCTATAGCTTGTTCCGTCACAGAAAACCCTTGTTTCGTTTATAGTTATGCAACATTTTTATTTTGCTTTAAGCGTATAATCTCAGCCTCTAATTGCTCGATTTTGCTGATGCTCGCCGTAGCTAAATATCGGTCAATGTAATATTCAATAAGTCGATAATCTTGAGTGACATTCATCCATGTCTCTGCGTCATCAAGCGTAAATCTTGCGGAATCATTTGGGCTTTGTGCTAACTTTCTTGTTAACTGTGATGGCGCTAAATCCATATCAGCTGCAATTGCTTTTTGAAGTTTGTTTTGTTGGTGAACTAGCGCCTGTATTAACTCTCTGCCAGAGGCGTAACATTTAGACAGGCCAGCCTCAAAATCCAAGGTCAACTGGTGCTTGCTAGCGTTTTGCATTTTTCTGCTTCCCCCACTTTCCTTGACTTTCCTCTACCATTTTTACGAAAAATAAAACCCTCAAAAAGAGGGCTTTATTTGTTTTCGGTTATGCTGCTTTTTGTTTTGCGTTATTGTCTACGGTCAGCTGACCGTCACTTAATATTTGCAACTCAAACTGTCTGCCTTTTGGAACTTTTCCTGATTCTGTCCATTGCTGTACGGCCTGGTAAGAAATATTTAGCCGTTTGGCAATCTCTGCTTTAGTTCCGAAATAATTTATTACTTGATCAACGGTCATAAGATCGTCCTCTTCCACATTCAGTAATTAAAGCATACTTTATTTTCAAAAGTAAAGCATGCTTTTAAAGTAATCTTGTATCTTTATTTATATGGAAACGATAATTGACCGAATTGAAAAACTACTCTTGGGTGCCGGAGTTCCTCCTAGACGTGTCAGGCGAGAGCTTGCCGATACTTGTGGTATAACTGTTCAAGCAGTGGGGGACTGGTTTAAGGGGGCGACCAAGAAGATTTCACCAGAATATCTTGCCCTAATAGCTAAAAAGTGGAATACATCTACAGATTATCTAATCACGGGTAAATGCAATAACGCTGATTCTGACAATGTTTCTTTCAAGGGATATAAAGAAACAAATAAAGTTCCTCTCATCTCCTGGGTCACAGCGGGAAACTGGGAAGATCCCATAGATAATTATGCTGTAGGTTATGCCGAAGACTGGTTGCCGTGCCCTCCAAACTGTAAAGAAAAGACGACGTTTGCATTAAACATAACTGGCGATTCGATGGATGACGGCACGTCGTCCGGGTATCGAGATGGTGAGATTATTTTCGTAGACGGATCAAAGTCCGAACCTGCTCACAACAGCGATGTTGTGGTTAAGAATGGTGGTGGCAAGGTCACATTTAAACGGTTAATCAATTCAAATGGCACCTGGTATCTAAAACCTTTGAACCCAGATTGGCCAGACAAAATAATTGAACTTGACAGTAACTGTCATATCGTTGGACGCGTGATGTTCAGCGGTATGCGGCGCTAAAAAATAGAGAACTAACTAGCCCCATAATATAGGGAGATGGCATGAATCTTATTGACCAAATAAAAGAGGTAATGGCGGATCATAGTGGAGCTGCTCATGTTAACGATATATCACAAATGATTATCGATAGGTTCCCAAATATACATATTCAATCTGACGCCCTTCCAGCAAAAGTTTCTGCAATATTAGCTGCTGATGCTAGAAAAAAAGGAACCAAATCAAGTTTCTCTAAATTAAAAAACAAACAAGGTGGATTCAAAAGAGGGATATATAAATTAAAAAGAAAACCTGCCGTTAAACCCGTGCCGACAGTTTCTCCAAGCGTTTCAAGTCAATATACAGGTAAGGCGGGAGAAGCCGCAGTAATTAGCGAACTGCTTTTTTATGGATTTAATGCCTCCGGGATGGCTGTCGATGACGGAATTGATGTCATTGCCGGGAAAAATAATAAATATTTCCACATTCAGGTTAAAACGTCGAATCCTTCAGAAAACGGAGCTTTTGCATTTTCAATAAAGAAAAGCAGCTTTACGGCTAAAGACTCATTCCAAACTTTCTATATTTTTGTCATTAGAGAAAAAAGTGACTGCCGTTATTATAATGATTATTTAATTTTTCCTAGTAGCCAAGTGAGACAACTAATTGAGGTTGGAGTTATCAAGGATGGACAAAGCTTATCTATAAGAATTCAGAAAGACAAAAGAGGGCGGTATCTTTTAAATGCAAAGCAAGATGTCACCATTTCAGTAAACACATTTAGTCAAATAGCATAAGGATATTGACATGGAAAAACACACATCCCCATAAAAACCGGCGACCTACTGCTTGGAACGCTACTTGTACTGTATATACATGTGATCTTAGTCAAGGTTTTTGCTTAGCAAACGATATAAAGTGTAACGCAACTAAAACAAAAATAGGTTGTACAGACTAGATAAACAGGTCTACTATCAATAAGACTCTTATTGTGTTTAATGCAATCTTTATTTAGTATACGCAGCCGATATGAACTTCAAGGACTGATAATCCATGGCTGGTAATACTGAATCTGCTCTAGCAAAAGCAGAAAATATATTAGACGAACAGATTGACGTGCTCGCTAAAGATACTCTGTATGTTATAGCAAGGCATGAAATTAAAGAGCTTGCAAAGCGAGATCCATCGTTTGAAGAGATCGTTCAAGCCTGCAAAAAAACCATTGTTAACCTAGAAGAACATCTAGGTGAAGAGGCAATGAGAACCAAGATAGTTAATAATTTTGTAGAATTGGTAGGAATTTTGGCATCAATAGCACAAAGCATTGTGGATTATGACGAGAAGCTACTAATAGATTGTTGTACACATCTTGAAGAATTTTTAGAAATACGCGCAAATGGAGGTAAGAAATGAAAGAACTAGCCCTAGTAAATATGATGCTTAAAGATATTCGCCACCTTCATAGCTTGGTGGAAAAAGTCACTAAGGAGCTTGAAAACGACGCAAAAAAGAGCCCACAAAAGGCCGCTTAAATAACTCATTTTGAAGAACCCGCCAAGTGCGGGTTTTTTATTGCCAAAACCTTACAGCCTGTAACCCTGTCGCAGAACACAAAGCCACCTAATTCTCAACCTTCCACAAATCAATTGGCAGCTTGTAATGATCAACAATTGAGTTGAGCTTATGCCAGTGTTTTAACCCCTTTTTATTCTTGATAATCAAAACGATTCCGGCTTTTTTGTTTGTCTCGAACGCATAGCCCAATGACTGCCCGATTGCCTCAGCCCATTTTTCAGAAAAATCATATTCTATTGCATGAGTGTTAGTAACGCAGTCAACGCGCGTCCTGTCATGCAATACGTATTCTATCGCGCCTTTACAATATTTATTCTGGTAATAGTTTTCTGGTTTACCGGCAAGCGCCATACCAGCAAAAAGCAATAATATGAGTATCTTCACAAATCAATCCTCGTAATAACACCTTTATTTTATCCAAACAGGACCAACAGCGCTCCGAATTCGCTCCAAACTACAAATATTTTGCAGAAAAATAAAAAATAGAATTTATTTAAAGAATGCTTTACTTTTAAAAATAAAGTATGCTTTAATTAATACCAACAAACTTAAAGCATGCTTTGGTTACCACTAACACAGTGAACCAAAGAAGAAACGGAGTATTCGGGATGAACAAAACGCCACTTGATGAAAAAATCAGACAGATTGAAAACAGCATTCTGTATTTAGTAAAGGCGCTGCCGTATGCAGACCACGGCGCATATCAGCAGGACAAGGAGCGTATTGCTAGCCTGAAAGGCGAACTGTCGTACTGGGAAGGCTTAAGAGCATTAGAAGCGCAGAGCAAGGCGGCATGACGCTAATTATTATCTGGATACTGACAATGGTTGCCATGATGTTTATCGGCAGAAAGTCAAAAGAACGTAAATCACATTTTGGTAGGAGCAATGAAAATGAGCACTAAATTATCAATTTGGTTGGGCATAGGGCGTCTTAATAAAGGCGATATTACGGCCAATAATTACGATTTTTTTGAAAACGTTGAGGTTGGCAGTATTAATGGCGATTCAGGCGCAGAAAAAGTAAAGCTTGCTGATTCTCTAATTGAGCTTGGCGAACTGCCAGATATTGACGCACTAATAGCGCAGCGTCATCAAGAACTTATTGATGCTGAAGAAAGTCGACATCAAGAACGCATGGAAGAACTAAACAAAATTCAGGCCGCTTAATAGAGCGAGACTTTTACGGCGATGTATGTAGTGCCGCTTTTTTTAATTAGGTGATTTATGGATATTTTAGCGCAATTAAATAAAAGCTTTATCAATATATTTGGTGAGCAAGTAAAAGACAGTCTTTTTCAGCAGGGCATGATTGACTGCACCAATAATAAAGCTCCTGCTTCTGATAATCACGAATATTTAAACGGCTACGCTGCTCAATATGAGCACGAGCAAAAATTAAGTAGCTTAGAAAGATTTGAGGGATTTTAAGATGGGCATTCCAATTTTAGTTTTAGGTGAGTCTGGCTCAGGAAAATCAACCAGTTTACGCAATATGGATTCCGCCGAAGTTGCGTTAATTCAAGTTATTAAAAAGCCATTGCCATTTAAGTCAATCGACTGGAAGCCTTATACGACCGATGACTGGAATCATATAAAACAGGCAATGGACAAGGCTGTTGCGGGTGGCCGCTCAATTATTGTGATTGACGATTTCCAATACTTAATGGCAAATGAATTCATGAGAGCCCATAACATTAAAGGCTTTGATAAATTTACAGAAATTGCGTTTCATGCCTGGGATGTTATGCGTCACGCTCAAAGCCTGCCAGAACGCGTAAGGGTATATTTTTTAAGCCATACATCAACGGATGATCAGGGTACTACGAAAGCCAAGACTATAGGCAAGATGCTAGATGAAAAAATCACTGTTGAAGGGCTATTTACTATCGTTCTGCGAACACTGCGCAACGATCAAGGCTATTTCTTCACAACTCAAAACAACGGCCAAGACACTGTTAAGTCGCCTATCGGTATGTTTGAGCAGAATCAAATTGAAAACAACTTAGATTACGTCGATCAACAAATAGTCGAATATTACGACTTAATACAAAAGGAAAATGCAGCATGAATTATTCACTAGATACTAAGCTAGCACGTGAAGGCTCCGGCAATACTGGCGGACGAATTCAAGAAACAGGCCCGTACAAAGGCGTCATTGAATGGGCAAGAGAGCAGGTTAACGCTAATGGAACGCATTTAATTGAGATTAAATTCCTAAGCGTTGATAACCAGTACGCAAATATAACCATCTACACGCAAAATGCGTCTGGTGAACAGTTGCATGGAATGAGTCAAATACATGCGCTTATGTCTTGTCTAAAAGTTAGGTCAATGAATGCAATTCCTGGCGAAGTAGAAGCCTATGATTTTGATTTAGGGCAAGTTACTAAGCAGCAATCAATGGTGTTGCCTGAGCTTGCAAATAAGCCTATCGGAATGCTTTTACAGAAAGAGTTTTATACTAACAGCAAAGGTGAGCAAAAAGACCAGATGAATTTGTACGCCCCTTTCACTTCTGACACTGAACAGGTGTCAAAAGAGGTACTTGATAACAAAGGCGAATCTGAAATGCTGGTCAAGTTGGTTGAAAGCGTTAAGGACAAATACCGGAACAACGTGAAACCTATTAACAGTGCGCCTTCATATCAGAGTCAAGAGCCTGCGCCAGCAATTAACGAATTTGACGATATCCCTTTTAGCTAAGAGGACACATGACAACCTCGAAAAAAACATGTTTTAAATGTGAGATAGAAAAGCCTGTTGATAGCTTTTACTCACACTCAAAAATGAAGGACATGCGTTTAAATAAGTGCAAGGAATGCACTAAAGGAGATGTAAGGCAGCATAGGCGTGATGATAGGTATAGAGAAAAGGTGCTTGCTTATGATCGCTTGAGAGGTAATAGGCAAAGCCTCTCATATAAGCAGCAACACAAGAAAGCCCATGAAAATCAATACAAAGCAAGACATGCAGTTAACAATGCGGTCAGGGATAAACGAATTATCAAACCTAATCGTTGTGAGCATTGCGGAATAGAAGCAAGACTTCACGGCCATCATCATGATTATGATAAGCCGCTGTCAGTTATCTGGCTTTGTGTTCCTTGCCATAGGCAGATTCATGTGTTCATGGATTTAGTCAAAAAGGCAGAGCAACGAAACGAAAGTAAAGAGGAAAAAGTTTCATGATTACATTTTTAGATATTGAAACCATACCTGGCCAAAGCTGTTTTGATTCATTCATAACTGAAGCAAGGGAGAATTTCAAGGCACCAAGCGACCTTAGCAAAACAAAAGCTTGTTCTGATCTTGGGCTAACCGGCAATGATGCAAAGTATATATCGAAAGCGGATGCAATTCTGAAATGGGAAGAACAATTTGCTCAAGAAAAAGCGCCTGAAGTTGCAGAACAGGAATGGCGCAAAACGTCATTTAATGGCGCTATTGGAGAACTTGTCTCAATTGCTTGGGCTGTTGAAGATGACGAAGTTCAAAGCATTAATCGACAGTCAGATTTTAATGGTGGTGAGCTTTTACTTAGCTCTGAGACGGAAATGTTAGAAGATTTCTATTCGCAGCTAAAAAAGCGATTGAATAAACGAAAGCCATTTTTTATCGGGCAGTTTATTGGTGGCTTTGATCTTCAGTTCCTGTTTCATCGATCAGTAATTTTAGGAGTTCGTCCGCCTTTCGACCTGCCATTCAACGGTCGCCATAATCAAAATTTTTATGACACTCAGATAGCCTGGGCTGGTTATAAAGGCCGTATGTCACAAGACAACATTTGCAAAGCGCTTGGAATTGAAGGTAAGCCTGGAGACATTGATGGCTCGAAAGTATGGGATTTTGTAAAAGCGGGTGACATTAAACGAGTTGCTGAGTACAACCGTGATGACGTTAAAAAGAATCGCGAGATTTACAAGCGCATTAACTTTATTGACCGTGTAGGTTCAAGCCCCCTACAAAGGGCTTAATGATGAGTCGCGACGACTTATGTATGAAATCAAACGGGCGAACATGATCAATTAACTAATTAACATTAGTGACGAAACTGTCATTATTGACCAGGTAAATAGAATGAAAACAATAGAAATATTACTAACTAAAGAACAGAAAGAGCAAATTAACAATCATTCCATGACCCTCGAAGAGTTTCTTGCAAAGGTCGGTGGAAGCAAATCATCTTTAAAAGAATTGTCTTGCAATGAAGCCCTAAAAGCTGTCGAAAGAAACGGCTATGCTCTGCGATACGTCAATAATCAAACAGAAGCCATATGTCTAAAAGCTGTCGAAAATGACGGCAATGCTCTGCGATACGTCAATAATCAAACAGAAGCCATATGTCTAAAAGCTGTCGAAAGAAACGGCAATGCTCTGCGATACGTCAATAATCAAACAGAAGCCATATGTCTAAAAGCTGTCGAAAATGACGGCAATGCTCTGCGATACGTCAATAATCAAACAGAAGCCATATGTCTAAAAGCTGTCGAAAGAAACGGCTATGCTCTGCAATACGTCAATAATCAAACAGAAGCCATATGTCTAAAAGCTGTCGAAAATGACGGCAATGCTCTGCGATACGTCAATAATCAAACAGAAGCCATATGTCTAAAAGCTGTCGAAAGAAACGGCTATGCTCTGCGATACGTCAATAATCAAACAGAAGCCATATGTCTAAAAGCTGTCGAAAGAAACGGCTATGCTCTGCAATACGTCAATAATCAAACAGAAGCCATATGTCTAAAAGCTGTCGAAAATGA